GATCACCGACCAGAACGGCAACCAGGCGGTCAGCGGCCCGGTGGCTTACACCCGCGCCCCCAACATCCCACCGGCCATGGCCGCGCTCTTGCAAATCACCGAGACCGACATGCAAGACATCCTGGGCAACCCAGCCGGGGCCGACAAGATGGTCAGCGGAATGTCAGGCAAAGCCGTGGAGATGATCCAGACTCGGGTGGACATGCAGGCCTTCATCTACATGAGCAACTTCGCCAAGGGCATGAAGCGCTGCGGCGAGATCTGGCTCTCCATGGCCAAAGAGGTCTACATCGAAGACAAGCGCAAGATGAAAACCATCGCTCCAGATGGCCAAGCCGGTATGGTTGAGCTCATGCAGCCCAGCATCGACCAGCAGACTGGCGAAGTCGTCATGGAAAACGACCTCAGCGCGGCCACCTTTGACGTCGTTGCCGAGGTCGGCCCATCCAGCACCAGCAAGCGCGAGGCCACAGTCCGCGCCCTGACCGGGATGCTCCAGATCACAGCAGATCCAGAGACCCAGCAAGTGATCACGGCCATGGCCATGATGAACATGGAAGGCGAGGGCATCAGCGACGCCAATGCCTACTTCCGCAAGAAGCTCCTGCGCATGGGCGTGGTCAAGCCTACCGACGACGAGGCCCAAGAACTCATGGCCGAGATGCAAGGCCAGCCGCAAGACCCCAACGCGATGTACTTGCAGGCCGCAGCCGAGGAAGCCACAGCCAAAGCAGCCCAGGCCCGAGCCACCACCGTCAAAACCATCGCAGACGCAGAACTCAGCCGGGCCAAAACCGTCGAAACCCTCAGCAACGTGGACATGGATTCTCAAGACCACGCACTGAACCTGGCGGAACAAATCGGCGGCTTTGTCCAACAACAAACACAGCCAGTTGTCAATCAGCCCACAATTGGGTGACAATTGCACACATACGGTTTCCACCCAGCCGTTTTAATGGGTGAGTTTCACAGGGTCAACGATGAACACACAGGCAGAACAGGACGACGACACCACGAACGACGACACCGCAGTCATCGAGGACGAGGCCACCGAGCAGCCCGAGGCGCAAGCCGACGGTGAGCAGGCCCAAGCCCAAGATGACGAGGCCGAATCCGACGAGGTTGTAGTCTCCATTGGTGAGGAAGCGCCGCCTCCCGAAGAACCAGCACACGCACCCGAATGGGTCCGAGAACTACGCAAGACGAACCGAGAACTCCAGCGCCAAAACCGCGAACTCCAAACCAAGTTGCAAACCACCGCACAGACTGAGACCAAGCCGGTCGTGCTGGGGGCAAAGCCTAAGTTGGAAGATCACGATTACGACGCCGACAAGTTTGAGGAAGCACTGGCCAATTGGTTTGAGCGAAAGCGCAAAGCCGACGAAGCCAACGCCAAGCAAGAAGCTGAAGTTATGAATCAGCAGAAAGCCTGGCAAGCCAAACTGGATGGCTACGGCAAGGCGAAAGCCGAGCTGCGAGTCAAAGACTTTGACGACGCCGAGGCCGTGGCCCAGGAGCTGTTCAACGTCACCCAGCAAGGCGTCATGCTGCAAGGTGCGGACAATCCCGCCCTCGTCGTCTACGCACTCGGAAAAAACCCCAAGAAGGCGCAGGAACTGGCCGCCATCAAAGACCCCGTAAAGTTTGCCTTTGCGGTAGCGAAACTGGAGAAAGACTTGAAAGTTACCAACCGCAAGGCAGCCCCGCCGCCCGAAAGAATCGTGTCAGGAACTGGCCGAGTCTCTGGGGCGGTGGACTCAACCCTCGAACGGCTGCGCGAAGAAGCTGCCCGTACTGGCAACATGACCAAGGTCATTCAGTACAAGTCGCAGAAACGAGCAGCTTCATCCAAATGATTTTTTAAGGAAATACCATGTCCAATAGTTTCTCGAAAGAAGAGCGCGTTGCCTTTGAAGACCTCCTCGAAGGCTTCCAGGACGCGCTGGTCCTGTCCCGTCACGTCAACATCTACAGCACAGATCAGACAATGATGGAACGCGCCAACAACACCATCTGGCGTCCACAGCCCTACATCGCTCAGTCGATCAACAGCACCCCCGGTACTGCGATCCCTGGCTATCAGGGCATGACACAGTTGGCCGTACCCGCCACTCTGGGCTTCAGCAAGACCGTGCCTTGGGAAATGACCACCCTCGAACTGCGCGACGCTTTGCAAGAAGGCCGCCTCGGTGAGTCCGCCAAGCAAAAGCTGGCCAGCGACATCAACATCGCCATCATGAACTCTGCCGCTGGCCTGGGTTCGTTGGTTGTGCCAATCGCAGCCGCTGCCGGTGACTATGACGACGTGGCCCTGTGCGACGCCATCATGAACGAGCAAGGCGTGCCTGACTACGACCGCTTCATGGCCCTGTCCAGCCGCGACTACAACGGCTTGGCTGGCAACCTGGTCGGCACTGCTCGCAGTTTCGGCAACCAGAAGTCCGACAAAGCCTACGAGCGCAGCTACGTTGGCATGGTCGCAGGCTTCGACACCTACAAGATGGACTACGCAAACCGTCAAACAGCAGCAGCTGGCGGCGGTGCTATCACCATCGACACCGATGGCGCAGGCACACAAGCGAACTACACGCCTCAGGCCACCTCCACATCCGTGGGCGGCCAGATCAACGTGGACAACCGCTTCCAGACCGTCACCGTGACTTCTTCGACCAACGTGAGTGCTGGCGATGCCTTCACAATCGCTGGCGTGTTCGCCGTGCACCACATCACCAAGCAGTCCACAGGCCAGCTCAAGACCTTCCGTGTCGTGAGCGTTCCAGCCGGTGGCACTACCCTGGTGATCACTCCTCCGATCATCGGCGCTCAGGGCGTGTCCCCAACCGACGCTCAGTTGCAGTACAAGAACGTGGAAGTGGCTACCGCCTCTAACACCGCCGCCATCACCTTCCTGAACGTGAACGCCGCCTCGGTGAACGTGTTCTGGCAGCGTGATTCGTTGGAAATCTTGCCTGGCCGTTACGCAGTGCCTTCGGACGCTGGCGTCGCAGTGATGCGTGCCACCACCGACCAGGGCATCGAGTTGGTCTTGCAGAAGTTCTACGACATCGACAGCATGACCATCAAGTACCGCATGGACACTTTGTTCGGCGTGGTCAACAAGAACCCCGAGATGTCCGGCATCTTGTTGTTCAACCAGTAATCTGGCCAAAAAACTGGGGGGCTTCGGCCCCCCTTTTTGCAATAGGAGAACCCCATGCCATTGACCAAAGGTTATTCGAGCAAGTCCATCGGCAAGAACATCAAGATGGAAAAGAAAGCAGGCAAGCCCATGAAGCAAGCCGTGGCCATCGCACTCAGCACAGCAGAGAAAGCAGCCAAGGCAGCAGGCAAGCCAAGCAAAGCACCCAAGAAGGCCATGAAATGAAGCCCGGTCTCTACGCCAACATCAACGCCAAGCGCGAACGCATTGAAGCAGGCAGCAAAGAAAAGATGCGCAAACCCGGTGCCAAAGGCGCACCCACAGCCGCAGATTTCAAAGCAGCCGCCAAGACATCCAAGCCCATGAAGAAGAAGGCCAAGTGATGCAAGACAACATCTTCATGCCCAAACACCGCAAGGGCAAAAAGCCAGTAAAGGTGCGCAAGCCCTCCAAGCCCATCGACGGCATCAACCACCGCCTGCTGGCCGAACAAGCCGCAGCAGCAGCCCAGGCAGAAGCCCAGGCCGTGCAAGTCGTGGACACAGCCCCAGAAGACGACGCAGCCCCCACCCGCGCAGAGCTGGAGGCCAAGGCCACAGAACTCGGCATCCGCTTCGACGGTCGCACAAAGGACAAAAAGCTGGGACAATTGATCCAGGACAGACTGTCCGCGCCAACTGGAGAATGACAATGGGATGGACCAAGCGCCAATTTATCGAGCAGGCCTTCGACGAGATCGGACTGGCCTCCTACGCCTTTGACCTCGGGCCAGAGCAAATGCAATCTGCCCTCCGGCGCTTGGACACCATGATGGCCGCATGGAACGCCCTCGGCATCCGCCTCGGCTACCCTCTGCCATCCAGCCCCCAAGACAGCGATCTCGACGAGCAAACCAACGTCCCAGACAGCTCAAACGAGGCAATCTACACCAACCTGGCGATCAAGCTGGCCCCGTCCTACGGCAAGCAGGTGATGCCCGACACCAAGGCCACCGCCAAAGAGTCGTACAACACGCTCCTGTCACGCGCAGCCATGCCCATGGAGCAACAACTGCCCAGCACCATGCCAGCAGGCGCAGGCAACAAGCCCTGGCGCGTCTACGACAACCCCTTCATCCGTCCGCCCGTCGATCCAGTCCTGGCCGGTGGCGATGGCCCCATCGAATACAACTGAGGAACCGCACCCATGCCAACGATCAACCAACTTTCACCCCTCACGCAAGTATCCGGTGGCGACCAGCTCCCGATCTACGTGCCCAACAACGGCGACGCACGCAGGGTTTCAATCAGCCAGCTGCTGCAATACTTCCAGCAAAGTTTCGCCTCTCCGACTTTGGCGACAAGCATCTTCACGCCAGGCACTGGCTTCAACGTGGCCGTGCCGACACCAGTCGCACAGCAACAGTGGATGCTGATTCAGCCCGCTGGCACCTTGGCCACAGGAACAGTGACGCTGCCTTTGAACACTCAGACGCCAGACGGAACCGAGGTCTTGGTCACCACCACACAGCAGATCACCACATTCACGCTTGCGGCCAACGGCGCTGCACAGCTCTACGGCGCGCCCACAACGCTGGCCGCGCAAGACAACTTCCGAGTGCGCTTCGTGCAGGCCACCAACAGCTGGTATCGCATCGCTTAAACCCCATCCAAGGAGATCCCCATGTTCATTCAGCCATCGACCACCACCAACGACGTTGATCTGCCAATCGCGGCAGGCCAGTTGATAAGCATCGGCAGCACAGGCAACGAGCCCACCACCGTCCAACTTCAAACAGCCTACCCAGGCCAAGCATGGATTTACACCACCATCGGCAGCCTGTTTAACAGCGCCCAGACCTTTGGCCCATACGGTCAAGATCGCGTCATCCGCATCTCCAGCCGCAACGCTCAGGTCGAATACGACATCAGCACACAGCCCAAGCTGCGCAGCTTCCCTGCGCTGGTGCTTGGCAGCCTTGAGCCTGTAAGTTTGGTGCAACCTGCGGCCACCTTTGTGACCCTGACCTATGACGACGACGCAGGCGACGTTAAGCTGGTCAGCGCAGGCGTGCATGGCCTTACCAATGCAGTCGCGCAAGGCTCAGACCTGTTTATCACCTGGACTGGCGGCACAGCCACCACAGGCTTCTATGAGGTGCTGGACGCTGACACGGCCACAGACGAGGTGACCATCGACTTGCCTTACATCGCATCCACCGTAACCATCAGCATCGCAGCCCCTGGCGTGGTCACATGGACTGGCCACGGCTTGTCAGTCAACGACACGATCCGCTTCACCACCACAGGCGCACTGCCCACAGGCCTAGCCATCAACACCACGTACTACGTCAAAACCGTGCTGTCGGCCAACACCTTCACAGTCTCCACCTCGGCAGGCGGCGCAGCAGTTACAACCAGCGGCACACAGTCCGGCACGCAAACAGCCCTGGTCTGGTACGGCGTCGCAGTCGCAGCCGTGGCCAACACAGCTGTCACCTTGGCGTCTGTTGTTGTCCCAGGCTGGTCAATGGGCGTCGGCGGCGGCATGGAGATCGATGCGCTCTACAGCCTCACCAACAGCGCAGCAGCCAAGAACATCGGCATGACCTACGGCGGCGGCGTGCTCATGGCAGTCAGCGCGGCCAACAACGCCAGCGCCTGCGCTCAAAAGCTCATGTGCAACCGTGGCAGCTCTCAGGTCATCAGCAACGCAGCCAACCAGGTCGGCCACGGTCTCTCCACTGGCGCAAACGTGGTGCTGAACGTGGACGCAACGCAGAACCAAACCTTTGCTTTCACAGCGCAACCAGCAACGGCCAACAACGTCGTCACGCTGGAAGCCTTCAAGCTCTACATCAGTTTCTGACCATGGCCACCAAAGACACCAGACTGGCACGCGCAGGCGTCGAGGGCTACAACAAGCCCAAGCGCACGCCTTCGCACCCTACCAAGTCACACGTTGTGGTGGCCAAGTCTGGTGACGAGGTGAAAACCATTCGCTTCGGTCAACAAGGCGTGTCCGGCTCTCCCAAAAAAGAGGGCGAATCCAAGGCCAGCCAAGCGCGGCGCGAATCATTCAAAGCTCGGCACGCTGACAACATTGCCAAGGGCAAACTGAGCGCAGCATGGTGGGCATCAAAGGTTAAGTGGTAAGCCATGCAAATCCCAATCCTCAACGGCATCTATGCCGACTCTACCCCAGAGCTGCGCACCTCCTACCCGGTCAACATGGTGCCAGTGCCCAAGCAGTCTGGCATCAGCAACGGTTTCCTGCGCCCCGGTGACGGCATCGTGGCCAACGGCGCAGGCCCAGGCACAGACCGTGGCGGTGTCAATTGGCAGGGCATCTGCTATCGAGTCATGGGCTCCAAGCTAGTGACCGTGGCCAGCACCGGTGCGGTAACAGTTCTGGGCGATGTTGGTGGGCCAGTCAATACCTCAGTGACGTTCGACTACAGCTTCGACCGCTTGGCCATCGTATCCGGTGGTCGCCTGTACTACTGGAACGGCGCACTCACGCAAGTAACAGACACCGACTTGGGTGTCGTTTTAGACTTGGTGTGGGTTGACGGTTACTTCATGACCACCGACGGCGAGTTCCTCATCGTCACCGAGTTGAACGATCCCACCCAGGTCAACCCCCTCAAATACGGAAGCTCAGAGGTGGACCCAGATCCAGTGGTTGCATTGCTCAAGCTCAGAAACGAGGTCTATGCACTCAACCGCAACACTATCGAAGTGTTCGACAACGTAGGCGGCGACTTGTTCCCATTCGCACGTATCGACGGCGCTCAAATCCAAAAAGGCGTAGTCGGCACCTTTGCCTGCTGCGTCTACTTGGAGCGCATCGCCTTTTTGGGCAGCGGCAGAAACGAAGCCCCAGGCATATACATCGGGGCAGCAGCCACTACCCAGAAGATCAGCACACAGGAAATCGACCAACTGCTTTTGACCTATACCGAAGAACAGCTTGCCACCGTCAAACTGGAAGCACGCAACGACAAGAACCACCAGCACCTCTACGTCCACCTGCCAGACCGCACGG